TACATCTCTGTGACCTCTTTGAATTCTGTATTATCTATACCACCTACCTTATAGGTACTTTATCCTTTGTTAAACATGGTGTTGAAGAACACTTGCCAAGCACCTATCGCAGCACTACCATCTAGTTCGTCGAACATATACATGTTGAGACGGAAAGCAAAGTTTGCTTCCACGATGATAGCATTCTGTTGTGACACAGTGAGTGGTAGTTTGTCTAGTATCTCACGATACTTTACCTTGTATGCTTTCTTGTCCTCGATGTCAAACTTATAGAAGTCAAGACCCTGCTCTAGTTTCATTGCCTTCTCTGCTATGGTCTTCAGTATCTGACCACCAGATAGATCACCGAGGTAACGTGTGTAGTGGTGACCCACTAGCAACTCCTCTTCACACTCCATGATACGATCAACATATGATTGACATGAAGCACTTGGTTTGATCTTCATGAACCAGTCATCACCATAGAAATACTTAAGGTCTTTCTCTAGTGGTCTAGTTCTATAGAGTTCTTTCAACTCCTGTAGAGGACCTAGCACAGGTGACATAGCATGAGTGTCCATGCGTTCTTCCAAGGCACGATAGACATAGTAGAAGTCTGCTACAAGTTTCCTGTAGTTCTCCTCCTTAACACACCCACCTAGAAAACTCTTCACGAAGGAAGTGTTCTCAGCAGCAGAGTGTGAACTCTTGGTTCCTTCTTTTATATCTTTAGAGAATGTCATTTAGTAGGTGGTGTAGCAGGAACTATCTTCAATGGCATCTGTTCGATCTTAATTGTCTGAACAGTTCCACCACTGGTCGACCCTTCGTCTTTCTTCTTAGAAGACTTACCCGCTTGCACCCCGAAGGTAGCTAAGGTGCCTGTGAAGACCGAAGCTATAAAGGTCGGATCAATCTTTTGCTCCTGTACATAACCAGGTATCTCAACGTAGTTCAATGTTAAAATTCCTGCGGACCATGTAAGTACCGCAAGTCTGACGATGGTAGATAGGAATGCTAGTTGCTCTTCCTTATCCTCAGCATGCTCTTTTAGTTTGCCGAGGATACCTTTCTTCTCCTCGCCTTTCTTTACTTCTGCCATGTCTCCTCCTAGAATGGTAACGCAGGTCCTGTGATGTCAGGCATAAGTTCTGTGATGCCACCACCTATGTCAGGTACGACAGCTTCCATTACTTTACTCTTGACGTTCTCGATGATAGCATCCTTTCTTATGAATACGTATCCACCAAGTCCTACTACTCCAAGTGCTACTACACCTGAGAAGATAGCGATTCCGTTAATAATTTTTTGCATAATTTTATAGTCAGTCTATTATATAGTCTTGAAAAATCATAGGGGTAAAAAAATACCCGAAATTTTTTTTCCACTTTTTTGGTAATCAAATACCTAATTTAGATTATACCTTGTCTTACAGAAATTTACAACACCATCGACACCATCGTGTGTCTCTACCCACATGTCAGCACAGTCGTACGTCTGCCTTGGGGTTTGGTTGGGGAAGGATGCCATCAGTTTTTTTAGTACGCTCTGACGGAGAAACATTTTAGCGGGTGACCAGTCTTTCATCTTACTACCATGTCCTGTTCGTAATATTTATTAGGTCTTTCTATTATATTAGGCATTGTAATAATGTCAATGGTTTCCTCGAACCATCTGTTCATTGACTTTGCCATGGCACGATAGGATGTGCCGACATAAAGTTGTCCTGCGACCACTGCTACAGTAGCAGCACCCCAGAACAGATAGTAGAAGCGGGACTTCATTTGTGCCCTGACCTTCTCCTTCTTATTCAGTGTCATAATTTAGGTAGTTTTTCTAGCACCTGACCTGTGATGTCATCAATAATATTGACATCAATGTCCATGAAAGGTGGGATGATTCCTAAGATACGTAGGAGTCCATCAATAAACAGTGCGAGCACAGTGAAACCAAGTATCATAGAGATAACTGTAGCGTCTCTGTTGTGCTTTGCCATTGATGCCTCATCAATAGCTCTTGCTTCTGACACAGCAGCAGCAATGAGAGCATTGACCTCTTCCTTTGTGTAAGTATCTCTAGGAGATCTATACGCATCGGATAAAGGTAAGTTCTGTACGAGTTGTTTTACCATTCTATTATAGGATGTGTTTTAGTATACCCTACAGTGAATGCTATGTCAAGTACATTGCTGTCCTTGCTCCAACAATACTAGGCCAATCTTCAGCGATGGCAGCATTGACGTATGTCATGTGGGTAGTAGCAAGGGAAGTCTCACCTCTGTCAGTGAGTTGCTTTTGTATAACGGTGTACTTACCGCCTCCCTTTATTGTATCATATTTAGATAAGTCTGCGTCGGAAAATGATTCTGATTCGCTTTTCCACACAGGAAGTGTGAACCCTTCGGGTTCCTCATAGATATATCCTTCTCGTATTACATGACTATGTTGCCACAGTTTATACTTACCATCGAAGTCAGTGATTAAGTTCTGTACCTTGTTCCACATCTTGACTGGTTCCTGTATGAAAGTCAACTCAGGTGAGTATGTAGCAACAGATACTACCTTGTAGTCAGGGAAGACCAGACTCTTCTGTCCTTCACCCGCAGGAACTAGGAAACTTTTGAACCATTTGTTCACCACTGTGCCCCTCATGTCTTGATAGAACACACAGTTACCATTCATTACGACAGTAGGTTGTGTAGAACGACGGAGTATCTCCTCATAGATAGACCCCATATCCTTGAAGGCACCAAGGTGTCTTGAGTAGATGGCATCGTTATCTTTACACCACTGCTTGACGTAGGCACCTTGATCACCGTTCCTAAAAGTATCATGTACTGTAGGTTTGATGCCAGGAAATCCTGTAGCAAATGTCTTGAGTGATGTGACACCAGTAGCAACCTCACTGGCACTGTTAGTGTCTATTACTATATGTACGTTCCACATGGCGAGAGTTTTATTTTTATTTATGCTCCGTCATCATGATCCCACAGATGTCTCACGTCCTCTGGGTTTTGAGGTACCATCAGCACCTTGGAACCATCCTCCTTTGCTAGGAGAATAGGTTCACCACCCTCTACTCTATCAAGATAAGACTTCTCATTCATCTTGAGTTGCTTCTCTGTAATCTCAATCATTTCTGTAAAGTTACTTTCCAATTATACTTATAAAGAACTATGTTCAGTTGAACCCACTTAGCGTAGTACACACCACGGTAACACAGCAGAGCAAATACCTTGTCTGGGTTGTGCTTTTCGGGATCATACTCAGGTAAGGTATGTCCCTCCCACCTGATCTTAAACATTTTCTTTACCTCATGTAACAAATGTATTTATTTGTCAGGAGATGTTCACATTGTACCATAAAAAAAGAGGGTGTCAAGCACCCTCTAAATTAACTAAAGTAAAATGTTTTGTTATCCCTAGCGTGTAATAACCTTGACGGTTTACCTAACTCAGGTGGCCACAGGATGCTTTCACATACATGATCACCTTCTGGAAATTTATTCATATACTTATTAACGAATACTCTTATAACTTTGTCTTCGCTGTCTACAGTGTATCCTAATACAGTTTCATACTTCTCCATTCCAAAATTTCTTTCACAGAGTTTATCAAACTTTCTTGTGCCAACACCATTCATATAGTGCTCTCTACAATATTTTAAGATTGGATCGTCTTGTTTATAAAAAAGAATCATTCTTTGTTCTCGATCAAGCATGTTCCAATACCTGTGATAGGAGTCGGGACGATCATCTTGTCTCCAAACTACTTCTTTAACGTCGTAGTTGAGTTTTGTGTAAGTCATGTTGTTCTTACTTAATGGGCAAGAACATCATAGCATAAAAAAAGAGGGTGTCAAGCACCCTCTGTAAGTTCCGAAATGTAGAGACCGCACGAAAGGTCTCAACCTTATTTAGAATGTGTACTTAGCACCAACTTTTACACCGTATGCGTTGTCAGCAGTCTCGTCTGTCTGGACTGAGATCTCACCGTAAGCACCGATTGCGTCTGTAAGAGCAAGTGATCCACCTACATACCCGATGAAGTCTGTTGAAGACTCACCGTTGTCAGGAGAATCTACGATAGGACCACCAGATACATACCAGTTCTCACCTTCGTAACCGATTTG